CGGCGTCAGAGATAGCGAAGACCGGCGCGAGCGCCCGACCAAGTATCTGTTCGCCAGCCACGCCGAGGCGAACCTCATCGCCTTCGCCGCCCGCGAGGGAATACGGACACAGGGTTGCACGGTCTATGTCACGCATATGCCCTGCGCTTCTTGCGCGCGGACGCTCATACAGGCAGACGTGGCGCACGTTGTGGTCGGCCCCGGAACGACGTCCATGCCAGATGAAGAGTTCGAGGCCGCAAAGATAATGTTCGAAGAAGCCAACGTCAGTGTGTTCAAGAAAGACTAGGTCCAAGCACGCGCGTCGAACTTCACCCGTTCTCGCCTGACCGGGCGGCGCAGCACCCTACCCTGTAGGTAATTACGCATGTTGCTGTCGGAAGCCAGACACGCGTATTGGAGCGCGTCACTTATATGAGAGGCTTCGTCTTTCTCTGGCGTCGTCTTGCGCTGTCCGGCCTTATTGTAGGCGTAGCGATAACCACCAGCCAATGCTCTTACAAGTTGAGGGCACCGGGACTTGTCGATGAGAAACATCGGCTCGCCGTAGACGGCTCCAAGTAGGAACTTCTCAACGGCTTCGATGCGTCGGTCGATGTCGTTTGTCACCGCCTTCATGGCGGCAAAGCCTTCGTTCCGGAGCATATCAAACTCTGAAATCTCGAACATTGTGGACTTTGCTGCACCGGCCGGGTCACCAATAATGACCGCCGGACAGCCGAAGTATCGCTCCTGCGTCAGGGTCGGGCGTAGCCGCGTCTTGATCTGAAGCTCAAGTCCAATGTCGTCAGCCATGATCTCTTCGAGGACGAGAAGCTGTCCTTTTGAGTTGACCTGACAAATCACGGAGCACGGCGACCGACCAAAATCTTGGCCCACGATAAGCATCGTTCCGGGCACAGGCTCCAAATCATCAACCGCGTGGAAGCTCATCTTAAAGGTAGAACCAAAGACGGCGGTCCCCGACGGGTCCGGTCCGAATTGCGCGTGAACGTATCTCGTGCACCACTGGGGTGAGTTCATCGCGATAAAGCGTTCGTAGTATTTACGACCTTGCGTCCGACGTTTCGACAGTCCGACCGGATCGGTCAGGCTAAGCTTCGCAGTCTCCGGCGTCTGGACGAGGTGTTCAAGGTTCTCAGCGTTCTCTTCCATACCGCCCGGCTGGATGAAAACGTCGATACCCGGCGGCGGCTCAGTCATCAGCTTATGCCAAGGACTGCCTTCCGTTGGCATATTCGTATCACTTATCCACCCGAACCACGTCGGAACACCGAGGACGCCAGACGGGTAACGGCCAAGACGACCAGCCAGCGGCGAAATCAGTTCGACGGGGGTCTCGATGCCTTCGTTGAGCCACGCGCCAGTCAACTGGAGCGACAAAAGACGCTTTTGATCCTCTGGATTTTCGAGCGGTAGGAACATAATCTCGCTCCTGACGTCGCCGAAATTCCAGAAGATTTTACTCTCTGAGATTTTGTATTCAGAAATCTCGCCAAGCCACGACATGATGTCATTAATCACGGTGTCCCGCAGCTGCTTCAACGTAGTTCTCACCACGGCGAAGCGGGTGTAGCGGTATCCATCCGCAGCTGGCTCCTGCTCGCAGGCTCGCCTTAGAAGCTCAAACATCGCCCCGGTCGTCTTCGACGATCCGACCGGTCCGGCGATAATACGCCCGAAGCTCTGTGACTGCATAAACCGAGAAATGGTCTTCGGGGCCGTATAGGTGATATTACTCAAGCGGTGGCCTCTATTTTATCGTTCTCGATTGTGATGATTGGCGGGTCTTTCTCGAAGTTCAGAGACCGGTCGCCCAGATTAATGGTGATTTTGACCGCTTCGCCAGCGTTACCACCGCCGGTAACTCCACGCTCGCCGATCCGCCCGCCCTTCTGGAGGACTTCAAAGATTTTTACGGCGGCTGTTTCGGGGGTCGAGGGGTTGTGGGCCATGCCAAACATGTGCGGGATCAGCTCCCGGTAGGCGACGGCGGACAGAACCTCACCCTGCTGGGTGCTGTTATGGGACGCGTTCCACTCGGCGCGCGCCGTGTCATAGTAAGCCTGAAAATTCGGGTGGGCGCGGAGGGCGTTACCCTCATCCTCTGTTTTTCCGAACTTTTTACAGACCTCGTCAAAGGTCTCGATCTCAATAGCTAGTTCGCGGGCGAAATCTCTAATGAGAGTTTCGGTCGGACCGGGGAGCAACTTATCCATTTTTAACCGTCTCGGGGATTTACCATCTGTGGTAACTGTATTATAGATGCAAAACATGGCACAGGCTATACCCGGCGGCAATTTACTCCGCGTCGTCACAAACGACCAAATGATCGCCGCTGAAGAAGCGGACGCCGCCGCTCGCGCTGCTGCCGAAAACCCTGACCCTAATGAGGTCAATTTATCAGGGTTTTTAACCACTCAGTATGAGATAATGCGCAACCACCGCGACAGTGGGTCGGGTTGGTCGGGCCGTCTACTGGAGAGCCTTCGGGCGTTTACGGGGCAGTATAACCCCGACCAATTACGCGAAATTCGCAAGTTTGGCGGCACTGAAGTCTACGCGCGCGTCACAGCCGTCAAGGCCCGTGGCGCTGCTTCGCTTTTACGGGACGTGTATCTCGGCTCGGACAAGTCGTGGGGGCTTTCCCCCAACCCCGATCCGGAGGTTCCGCCGGAAATTCACGACGCCATTCAGCAGCTCATTCAGTCTGAACTGGCGAACGCCCAGATGAACGGCCAGCCGGTTCGCCCCGAGGCGATCCGCGACCGCATGGCCCAGCTTCTCGAAGCCGCACGTCAAGCTGCTAAGAAAAAAGCTGCCGAACAGGCGCGCATCGCCGAAGATAAACTCGAAGAAATCCTTATGGAGGGCAACTTCTATAAGGCGCTGGCCGAGTTCATCACCGACCTGACGATTTTCCCCTACGCCATTATGAAGGGGCCGGTCGTCCGTATCGTCCCGCAGGTGACGTGGGAAGGTGGCGCGGCGAACACCAAAAACACGCCAAAACTCTTCTGGCAGCGGGTGTCGCCCTTCGACCTCTACTGGACGCCGGGCATCACCGACATTGAAGACGGCAACTGCATCGAGCGCAGCCGCCTCACCCGCGCCGACCTGAATGACCTCCTCGACCTCCCCGGATATAACCACGAAGCTGTCAGAGCGGTATTGGAAGACTATGGCCGTGGTGGCCTTCACGATAATTGGGATCAGACTGATAGCGAGCGCGCGGTCTACGAGAACCGCGAAAACCCGCACACGAACCGCTCGGGAATGATCTCCTGCCTTGAGTTCCAAGGCAATGTTCAGGGTCAGATGCTGCTCGATAATGGCATGGACCCGTCTCTTATTCCCGACCCGCTGCGCGATTACTTTGTGCAGGCGTGGATGATCGGCCGCTACATCATCAAAGTTCAGTTGGCCCCCTCCCCGCGCAAGCGGCATCAGTATTATGTCACTTCGTTCGAGAAGCTGCCCGGAACTCCCGTCGGCAATGGTCTTCCCGACATTCTGGCCGACATTCAAGACGTGTCGAACGCCACACTACGCGCGCTTGTGAACAACATGAGCATTGCGTCTGGTCCGCAAGTCATCGTCAATGACGACCGTTTGGCTGATGACGAAGACGGTGAGCAGCTTTTTCCGTGGAAGCGCTGGCACGTCACGAACGACCCCATGGGCAACAACGGTCAGGCCCCGATCTCGTTCTTTCAGCCCAACTCGAACGCTAACGAGTTGCTGCAAATCTACACCAGCATGACAAACCTCGCAGACGAGTTGTCGGCGGTTCCGCGTTACCTGACGGGCGGACAAGCTGGATCGGTCGGGCGCACGGCGTCCGGCCTCTCCATGCTCATGGGTAACGCCTCGAAAATCCTCCAGACCGTTGCGGCGAACATCGACCGCGACGTCTTCGATCCGCTCCTTAACGCTCTCTACGACATGCTGATGTTGACGGATCAGAGCGGCTTGCTGACGGGCGAGGAAACCATTCGTGTTCTGGGTGTCGCCGTGGCGATCCAGAAAGAAACGCAACGGAGCCGCCAGCTTGAGTTCCTTACCGCGACAGCTAACCCCATCGACATGCAAATCATCGGACCTAAAGGGCGCGCTGCTGTTCTTCGTCCAGTTGCTGATAGTTTGGGTCTGCCCGGAGCTGAGATCGTCCCTTCGGATGATGCGCTCGACGCCCAGCAAAAGCAGGCTGCGATGCTTGCGCAACAGCAGGGGCAAGTGGGTCATTCTCAAGGCGGGGACCAAGCCGAGCAAGCCCAAGGGCAAGGGGCTACCGGTGACCGTTCGAACGTCACCAAAGATACGGGTCCACGCACCCGCATTGCTGGCGGCCCGTAAGAAGGAGAGATCAAATGGCTATGCCTAGAGGCGCTAAGAAAGCAGGAACGGGTCCGGGTTCGATGGGCGGTCA